TAGCTTGGCTTGCAATAACGTTTGTTCCGTCAAACGCTTGAATCAAATGCGTGCAAGTTCCAGATCCACACTTCAAGTTAGCACTCACTTCGTAGTTAGCGCCATAATCCCCAGCTGGAATCGGAACCGCGGTTGAAGTGAATGTTTGGTTCGCTGCGTTTGAATCCCAAGATGCTGCTTTAGATCCACTTCCGACATTGGAAAATGTAGTGGTTATAGTATAAGTCCCACCTGATGCAGTGAAATCTCTCTTACCCTTTTCAAAACCATCATTCTTGACTAGATTTTGAAAGGTAAACACACCGTTAGTCTTATCCGCTTCAACCACTCTTGTTTGTGATAACGATGCGTTTGCGTTAAACGAAATTGCTAAAATAAATGTTATTAGTTTCTTCATCAGTTATTCCTCGATAGTTCTACCCATTCAGAAGTATCCCAAGAAAGAGTGATACACTCATTCTCGCCTAAAACTATATTACCATTTAAATAGAGCCCGTTACCGTGATTAAGCTGAACAGTATTGTCCTGTGACCGACCACAAATAACCATTATCTGACCGTCTATAGTACCAGCTTGAATCTGTGGGTTAGCGGTAATGTTTACTGGACCACCCGATCCTTCAACGTAAATCTTTTGAGATGCAGCTGTTGTGCTCATGTGACCTGCGCCAGAAGTAATGCCAGTAGAAGCTACAATCTGACGAGGAGAAGTCCTAGATCCAAAAACAGTTGGTGTAGCATTCTGCCACGATGGAATACCCCCAGAAGACACAGTAAGTACTTGTCCCGTAGTTCCAATTGGTAATTTTGATAATGTATCCGTTGCAGATGCGTAAAGAATATCACCGGCAGTATATGATGTTTGCGCAGTTCCTCCGCGAGTTTCATCCAAGCTTGCTTCACTAGACATCACACCAGAGCCGTCATTAATTAGAACGTGGTTAGGAGATCCACTTGCTAGTTTTGATCTTGCAATTGCAGCGCTTGTATCAATGTTTGAGTCCACCAAAAGACCAAAGCCCAAAGAAGTTCCTGATCTTCTAAGAACATGGTGATCCGATGCTGCTACTATATCAGCCACGTTTGCAGTGGAGTTTGTTGAATTACCAACAACCGACAAGGCAGCACTCTGACGAAACTTAGCATCAGTAACAGAGTTATTGGAAATTGTCGCAGTAACACTTCCAGGCCCACTTGCAATTACATCACCAGTTAAGTCTGTAATATAGTTTCCAGCAGGTTGCTTGTTATTAAAGGTATTCCAATCTGCACTAGATAATTTACCGGTTGTTGTTGCAGATGCTATTGGAAGATTAAAGATGTGAGTATCAGATGCGGATACAATGTTGAAGTCTGCTCCAGATGTTCCTGTAGTTAGAGTTTGAGAAGATCCAGTTTGAGAATTGATCGATTGAACCGAAGACGGTAATGCTTCCCACTTAAGACCAGTTGTTTGTGTAGAATCTGCTTTTAAAAAATATCCATCTGAACCTACCGGAAGCCTTGCATCGACAGTGCTGTAAGTGAAAATATCACCCTTTGTTGTAAGAGGAGAAACAAACGTGGTACTAACCCACTGAGTGTTTCCAGGGCCAACCTTTACGAATACATCTCCGACCCCCATCCCTATTGATCCAATCGGAGCCGCAACACCGGCACCAACTCTAGGATCTACGTTCAAATCTATTATCTGTTTTGTTGATGAGTTTGAAACTTCAATTCCACTAGCAGCTAAGTTTTTAGCCACACTTCCCTTGAATATAAACGGTGAACCAGCGTATGCACTTGTTGTTATTGCTATTAAGATGGAAATAAACTTTAGCATTTAATCACCCTAGTTATAAAAGTTAATTAAATTCTCACCAACTGTAGCATTACCAGATACAGCCCTGATTGAAATTCGAGAACCCGCTGGAATAATCAATGGAACACGACCATTTCCTCCTGGAGATATGTAAAGAATTCTTGTCTCTGAAGATGGCGGCCCAATTCCAAGCTCCATTGTTTGTCCACTTGAATCAAATATCTCAACCTCAGAAATTGCTTGTGGAGTAGAAGCAATCAGCTGAGTCCATGAAGTTGTGTTAACTGGTGTTCCAGAATAATCGTTTCTTGAATCTAAAACTTGAGTCTTCCCCTTAACATCGACCTTCAAAACTCCGTTAGTATCAGTAGAAAGATAACGAAGATTAGTGCCATCATACCCACCAACCATTGTTCCAACAGAAGGAGCAGGAGAGCCGTTCGCTCCGTTTGCTGGGTTTGTTGTAAACACTCTTAGATCCCCGTTTGAATCAACCAAAAAAGGTGTGTAGTCTCCATCTGCAACTCCAGTTAATGGCCCAGGAGAATCTTTTCTAACACCAAGAACAGTAAGTCCTTTGTCGTTTACAGCATTTGGTTCACCGATTGTTTTTGATCCCTCGACAGTTACTGCACCAGGCGGTAAAGAAACATCAAGTGCGTATTTTCCTCCCCCTAAATTAGTACCTGTCGCCGGTCGTTTCAAATTAGGCAAATCTATAGTATCCGCATTCGCATCTGTGAAAATTGAAGCTGCGAATAATAAAATTCCTATGACAATTATTTGAATCATAGCCTTCACCCAAAAAAGTTTAAAACAACACTCCCTAAATTTGCAGTTCCTTCCCCACTTAAAGATCTTAAAGAAATTCTTTCTCCATTTGAAAACTCAATTGGTAAAATAGGAGAAACTTCTTTTGGAGCTAATCTATAAGAAATTGGCACTTCGTTTCCTATTCCTCCAATCGCAATTTCCAAAATTTTTCCAGTACCATTATAAATTTCTACCGCACTTGCAGGCTTTGGCATGGAATGTTCTACTTCTGTCCAAACTGTTTCTGGAACGTTTGTAACTGATGTATCCAACGATACTGTATGAACTGGCTTTGTTACAAAGAATGTTCGGCCCATTAGTTAGCCTCCATTCCAAGTTTTAAAATTAAATTTTCTCCAGCAGTCCAATCTGGGCTTCCCCTAGAAATCAGTAAAACCCAAAGGGTTGATGCCCCGTTTGGTAATGCTCGTTTATTTTTTAAAATTAAATTTATATTACTTTTTGTAGCTATAGCGTTTGTCGATGCTTTTATTGTTTTATAGTCAGATGATTGTAAACTTAAAATACCTATACATTTTTCAAGTTGTGTTGAAGAAATATCTACCGGAGAATTATCTGCGCTAGAAACAATAGGCTCATCATCAAAAAACAAAATATCAATTGGTGCTTTTTGATCTCCCTTATCTATCAGGGATACCGATTCTAGCTTTAAACCAACCCCATCAACAAAAGCGTTTTCAATTTCTAATACAGTAGCGATTTGATCGCCAGAGGAATAAGCAGGATCAGAGGTTGTTATGCCTTTCTGAACCGTGTATCTGTTCTTTTTCATATTACACCTAACCTAATTTGGGGAGGGGGAATAAACCCCCTCCTGTGGTGTGGTTATTAGTAGTTAATTCCGTACATAATTCCGCAATATGCGGGAATTTTAAGTACTAAATCTCCGAAGAGACAAATGTCCACGATATACTGGAAGCCCGTTGGGTTACGAACTTCGTAGTACTCTTTACCATCTGGAGCAACGCGTTTCTTAAAGAAACCGTTCGAATAGAAGGTAAGAGCACGCATATCTAAGAACATAATAACATCATCATCGGCCTCATGAACTGCGACTAATTCAAGAACTTGTCCAGTCACAGATCCGATAGTGATGGTATCCCAAGGATAAATTTCGGCAGAATTTGATCTTGGAACTACGTTGAAGGCTCCTTTAGAAGCTTCTATGACCTTCATAATTGAGCCGAAATTTTTATAGCTAACAACACATTTGTTAGGCATTCCTTTACCGTGTTGTTTGATTTGGACAAAAGCATCGAAAATCTTTTCCAAAATGTTCGATGCGTTTACGCCAGATCCATTTATATTAAGTGCTTGTAAGAATGGATATGCCGTCTTAGTTTGTCCATAAAGAGTAGGAGATCCACCGTTAGCAGCGGATAGCAATGCACTTCGTAGAGAAGTCATTGCATTACCAACTACTGGATATGAGGAAAGATCCAACCCTTCATGGAAGATTTTTGCTTCTTGAGCAACAGTATAAGCAGACAAGTTTACAGGAACTACACCGCCACGAGTAGTTACTACCGTAATAATTTTGGTATTAACATCGATGGCTTTAACATATCCTGTTACAGCTGGTGTGTTGTTATCAACAATCTGGATTTTCTGACCAATCATAAATCGGTCTGGTCGATTTATACCAATCGTACCGCTAGCAGTTCCGTCTGCTGTAACTACTGCTAAATGCGGTCCAGCCAATAAGTGCGTGGATGCGCAAAATTTTGCAAAATCCATGAACTTATTGATTCGGTTAGGAAGAACTTTCAAAAAGTTCTGCTCCGAAACAGTGTTATGCTCCATTAAATCTCGATGGTTGAAGATCATCGATCCCCAAACCTCGGGTTGAGAGTTAATTTGACCGCGAACAAAAGTATCTTCAGCGATATCGTTAGACGCGGCTAGCGAGCCGAAAGAAAACGACGAAGCTGTTGCTCCTTCAAATGGAACAATCAGTGGTCCGCCCTTCCAGCTATTATCTTTTTCTACATTATTTAACAACCAATCACGTTTCGCGAGTTCTGCTTCCAAAAGTTCATTTGGAAGATACTCGTTCAACATGTCTTGAAATGAACGATTCGTTGCCATTTTAATCTCCTATTAAGACGCTAAGCTTACCCGTTCGCCTGCATCTGTTTTTGTAACTTTTTAAGATCTTCAATCGATCTTATCTTCGACTTAACGGGAGTCGAAGATTTAGATTTAACTGGTGTAATTGTTGGTTTTTCCGGCTTTACAACTACAGTTTGCTTAGGCTGATTCTCATTCGGCTGGACAACTGTTGTCTGCTGCGTCCTATCCGGCGAATAGCCTATGTAGTTTATAAAGTCCTTAATAACTTCCAATGGCGGAAGCAATTTTCCATGTAAATAATAAAGAGCAGATCCATGTTTTAATACTGCCTGCTCAAAATCTCCCTGCTGTTTTCCTGGAAGGGAGTTATAATACGAGGCTACTTGCTGCACCTCAGGCAAACTCATTGCCATTTTGAATTGGTAGTCTAGGGATTCTACTTGCTTTTCCTCCACTTGCCTTTGGAGTTCGTAGTTGCCCATCTCCAATTCATATGCCCTCTGTTGCGCCTGACGTTGGGCATCAACGTATTGACGCTGTTCTGGGGGCATCTGTAAATAGTCTATCTCGGCTTTCACTGCTTTGAAAACCATTTCTTTTGGAATTCCAAGAAATTCCATTAAACCCATAATATCGCCGTTTTTAATAAACCTAGATGCAGTAATAATATCATTTTTTATAGGCTCATATTCTTGCTTAAGTTCTTGATATTTTTGCTTTAATTCATCACGATGGCTTTTAACAAGATCGAGCCCGTATGCTTTTTCATACAAAGCCTTAACTTTTTTTTCTGTTTCTGGATCCTTAATTACAGGTCGAATAAACTCATCAATTTCGTATTCTTTATTAGCAGCAGTGAATTTAAAATTAGGAACATACTCCTGCTGTTGTTTTTCAACCTGTTCCGCTCCACTATCTGGTACAGTTGGTGGAGTAATAGTTTCAGCAGGTTGATTTACTTCTACTTCCTTACTAACTTGTTGTATTTCTTCCATAATTAAACGGCTCCTTGGTCTAGGTTTTCGGGGGTGTTATCTAATTGACTCAAAACAACCTCTGGCGATTGATTTATTTGACCTTGCGCCTCGGCTCCAGCTGCGGCCACAGATTGTTGTGATTGTATAACAGCATCAGCGACCCCCGCTTGCGCTGATTGCTGTAAATTTTCTAACTGATTCAAATAAACTCCTTGCTCTTCTAAACGCTTAACTAACCAACTTAAAGAGTCAATTGGAATTCTAGCTCTTCTGTTTTTTCCTGGATTGTTTGGATCAGGAACGTAAAAGTCACAAGCTGTTAAGAATCCCTGAGCAGGAATCAAATCTGCTTGAGAGGCTCTAATAGATTCAGCCTCTTTAGCCATTATCATATTTAGAAGACGAATATATTCATCATAATTAGCCTTAACTTCATCTGGTAAAAACTCATAATCGCTCTGAAGCTGACGAGCTGTTAGGCGTTTTAAAATATATGCCTTATTCATCTGCGGTTTAGGTTCTGGAAATTGTCCACGATCTAACGCTAAAATAATATTATTCGCGCTTTCATAGTCGAGTGTTAAATCTGAGAAAATCTCCTCAGCATTAGCAAACGGCATGTTCTTAATAATTTTTCCTATATCTTCACTAGAAAGATTCTGCCCGCCATATTGAAGAAGCTGATTCAATGTAAGCTGTTTACCCATCATTGTCTCAATATCGTCTGATATTGGCTCTACTACGATTCTGTAGCTTAGCGGATCTTGGTTTTTAAACTCGGAAATGTTCACTATTTCTTTTCTACCAATCATCGGTATGATTGTGTTTTCGTCAAAATAATGACGGGCTAAATTTAAATAGGTCTCACAAACAGACACTAAAAATTCTTCAAACTTCTCAATGTACATTGAGAAACGCTTCTTTTGTCGTAAATTTTTATAAAGAAGGGCAAAAGGATCAGTTTGACCATCAACTTTGTCATCCAAAGCCTCTGGAAGCATCATTACTGAATACAATTCTGAAATTTGTCCTAAAATATAATCCGTGTATTGAGCACCGCTTCTACCTTCTAAAATAGTAGGTGGTTGCCCAGTTATCTGCATTGTACGCACGCCAGGAAGCTGCGCTCCTTGTGTTATTTTAGATCCGTTCATCAAAACGAGTTTGTCATCGCCTAAAGTAATTTGATGTTCGGCTTGTTTAGATGCTGCTCTATTAATTTCTACTTGATAAGGACGAGCGTGTTTAATTGGGGAAATGCCACGCGGATTTGTTTGGTTTTCTTCGCAGGTTTGAATAACTATTGGAAAAATACCAAAAGGAAGTTCTCCCTGTTCTAAAATTCCTGCGTTTGTAAAAATATAGTAATACCCCTTTTCACATTCTGCTGAAGGTTTAAAATAGATTTCCTTAATTAAAACTTGATCTTTTTCTCTTTTATAAGAACCACTAGATGACTCAAAAACAATAAATTGATCCCCAACGGCATCATCAATCAATTTAGCCTTTTCTGGGCCAAATATCTCCTTCGCCTCTTTTCTATTCATTAGTTTCTTAACTCCGACAAAAGGAGAATCATCCCAAGTCTGGGCGTCTACAGATCTAAAAAGATTAAATGCATAAAGTCTTTCAAACTCAAGATCACCACTAAATACAGGTCGATCTGTGGCTTCAATCGAGCCGTCTTCTTTTCTTATACCTTCGTACCCAAGAAACTCTCCTTTGTTGGGATTCCAAAAAATCTTAGTCGCGCATTCACCAAGAACGAAAAAATCATTCGCCCAATTGCGAATCTTGGCTTTTAATTTATTCTTGTTTTTTGCCCATTGCCACACAGAATTACATAATTCTGCCGCCTTTTGATCCTGTAATTCTTTTTTGTTCTCTGGAACAATACACACTCCAGGAGCGTAAGAAGTGATGTTGTTCACATATAATTTTATAATTTTTTGAATATGGTTTTTAGTTAGTCTTAATTTGTGTTCTAAAGATAGAGATTGATTTTCTCTAATTCTATTAAAATAAGAACGATTCCTACGAGCATAATGTTCGCCAGAACAAAGTAAAATATTTGTTCGTTGTTCTGCGTATAATGATTTATCTACTTCATCCCCTAGTGTGTATAACTCATTAAGTTTCTGAATGGTCAGGTTCTTCATCAAACTCTCCGGAAATTTCTCGTTCTTCAAATTCTTCTGGCGACAAAGCTATGAGAGAAACGTCGTCAATTTCTTGTTCCTCTTGCTTACTGACTGGGGTTATTGTTTCCGGCGACCCTACGACGCCTACAGAAGTCTCCAGAACCGGAGTATGCTCGATGTTAGAAGTCTCTAACTCAAGACCGCGAAATTTCAGTTTCGCGGATTTAAACATAACTAACCTATCCAGTATGGAACAAATTTCAGCAGATGTTAAGCCTTTAGTAGAGCTCGTTCCATTCTTCAAACTCATCCCCTCCGGATTTATTTTCCATATACTCTTCAGATGTTATCTTACCTTCTCTGTAAAGTATATCCACTCCGCCAATAGCCTTACTTTTAATATCTTTTTTGTCAACATCGGTGCCGTCCGAAGCAATTACAGACCAATCCCAAGGTAGTTTAGTAACAGCATATCGCAAAGCGTCAGTTAAGTCATCTTTTAATCTGTTTTTAGGTACATTTTTACGTACGGTGCTCAATTCAACACTAAGTTTATCTCCCTCTGGGCCACATTCATCATCGATAGTAAGCATTCCGTTTTTAAATAGTCCATTCAATATATCTTCACCCAAATCGTGTGATTTATCCGCTCTTTCAAAAGAATCGTCGAACCTTTCCGCTATAATTGCAAAATCCTTAGCTGCAAAATCGTAAAATTTACGAGACACCTTACGGTTGGTTACTCGTTCAATTTCCTCTCTCATTTCACGATACTTTAAATAAACATCACTCGCCGTAGTAACAATTCCATCCCCACGCCACAGCTTAACGACTCTTGCACGAGTATAATTAGGATCCACGGCTATAAAACAAATCGCCGCGGGATGGCCAATCCCCCCACCGCCAGGATCGACTCCTGCAAATATGTTCCATCCAACAGGGATTTCCCCGCCCTTTTTTCTATTTTTAATTGGGTCATAAGACGAGTATTTCAACCCTTCATCACTTACAAATCGACCATAAACACGCTTTAAAATTTCGTTTTTAGTCGAGCAAAGAGCCATTACGTTATTAATTTTTTCTTTTGTCCAATGCGAAGGAGTACCATCCTCATAGTACATACAGTCGAACATAGACACTTGCCATTTATCCGCGTGCTTTAGTTCCTCGGCTGGAGTTCCGCGAAGCTCCATCACACGCCTCCAGTAGTCTTGTCCAAGAGTGGCCGTAAACACCATTGATATATAGCCATCGACGGCTTGGGTTCTAAGCTGCAATTCATCCCACATATCGACGGGTAATTCTTCATCGATTGCTATGTAATAAATTGAGGACGTTTGAAGGTTACTTACAGACTGCTCGTAAGATTTAAAATAAATAGAAACCCCACTTTTAAAATGCACAGCCTTAATGAGTCTCCGCTCATACTCCTCTTCCCACCCATAAGTGGGGTGATTCTTGTACTCACCCCTAGGCATAAATTCCGGAACCCATTTATGCTGAAACTCTGCTGTTGCTACATCGAGGCTTGGGTAGAAATACCAAAACATCTTAGGCCTAGTTCGCCATAATATTTTGTGAAGATCGGTATTCCCAGCAAACTCAATAACTTTTCTTATCTGAGTTGAAGAATTGTGAGTAACTAAATGGTCTTTAGTTATTAAAAATGTACCACTATGATGCTCCACAGTGATACACATACAAGGAAGTTTTCCAAGTTCTTCTATTTTATACAGAACCCTTTCATGCTTATATCTAGTAATTTTAAATCTATCGGCCTTTCTAGACAATTTAAAAGGATTAATCAAAGATTTAACTACGATTCTATAATAATCTGAGCATTCTATGTATTTTCCATCAGACTTATAACCAGCTTTGTATTTGTTAACTTCAACCATCATCCCAAGGGACGCGGCTAATCTTACAAAATCATCTTTTAATCTAGGAGATATCGTAGAATACGATACGTTAAATGTTTTAGTTATCGACCCATCAGTATCCATTAAGCCTTTTAAAAGCTCTAATCTGCTATCGAAATCTGCGGTCAAATAAATTTCTGGAATAAATTTTTCAAAACTTCCAACATCTTTAGTAAGCCCTAGCTCGTTAAGTTTTTGTCTATATTCAGAAGGAAGGACACAACATTTACTTTTTGTAGTTACATTTCTTTTAGAATTATAAAATCTACCCCCAAAACCAACCAAAATATTTATTATTTCTTCATCAGAAGATGTTACGGTTACTTGGGATGTTTTTAAACTCCCATCCCCCAAAATCAAACCAAGTAAATACGGATCTATCGGAAGATCCTTTTTATTTAAACGAACCGGCTCAGCAACCGGAAATGAATACCTATTTCTTGCTGATTTTGCTAATCTATTCTGCTCATTAACGATCGTACTTGTACTTACAATGTCCCAGACGTCGTAATTAGGATTTTCCCAAACTTTATCCCCCTTTTTAAAAATTTTTCGAAATCTACGCTCACCGTTTTTTGTAACCCACTCATGATCTTTGCTTGTAACAACAGAACTTCCATCATGAAAAACAAATCGATAGCAATAATCCTCCCCAAAATAAGGGATATCTATTACTTTAGTAACACTCCCATCCTGAGCAAAAACCTCATCCCCAACACGCAAATCCCCGAATCGTTTAAGTCCACTCGGGGTAGGTATCAATTCCTCAACCCAAACGGCTTTAGAAATCTGGTTAGCCGCGGTTAGAAAACACAACCTATTCCTACTCTCGAAAAACTCCCTCGCCCATTTATACCACTTCCACCCATACAGATGCGGCAACCCCTCACGCATCTTCTGTTTGGCTTCAAGGAGCGCTATCTTCTCCAGCTTTTTCTGAATCTCAAGACTCATCTTCTATAGTATATTCAGTATTTATATCTTTTATACCATTACTTTTCTTTCTCCCCATCGCATCGAACACTTCCTCCGGCCCGTCCAGTTCATGCTCAAGTTCCTTGAGCCGCTTATCGATCGCCGCTATATCCCCATTCAACAGCGCATGCTTCACCTGCTCCCCAACATTATCGAGGTTGAAATTTACATTCTTATTCTCCACCTGCAGCTTCTGAGCTATCGGACCGTTCACCCTAGCATCCAAATACACCGCTATCTTAAACTTCAATTCCAATAACTTAGTATTCAACTTCCCATCCGGCCCAACATCTTTATACTGCAGTATCTTCCTTAACGACCCAAGAGCCGCGTCTAGCGATTCGTGGAGCCGTGCAGTATAATTAACCGGCGGACACAAAATAAACGCCAACTTCTTCTCATCCTTAATCGCCGCCTCAAAAGCCGTACTCGTACAAATCCCCCGATAACAGTTCACCAATCGAAAGGGATCTACATTCCCCTCCATCAACGACCTGCTATACTCCAACCAAAACATCAACCTCACCTGAGACACAAGCGGCGACGGCTTCGCCCTAATCCTAAGAGCCGACTCGTCCATCACCCTCAACTCTTCAGGAACTTTCAACATTAACTCACGAAAATGCTCAGGTACTATACGAATCACGGATCGAGGATCTTCGATGTCCCACACCGAAGCGATCACAGAATTAAGCATTTCGTCCAACGGACCTTTTTTCCTCAAAACTAAATCACTATTCCCCATATTAAGGACGGTATCAAACAATTCGCCGACTTTAAACCGTGTAATTTTTACATGGTAGAGGCCTAGAGGTATGTAAAATTTACATGGCTACGGAAGAGGGGTATGTAAAATTTACATGGTTGGGTATTGAACCGCGAACCGCGGATCGGGGAGCGAGGGGTATAAACGAGGGGGTTAGGGGTTGGAACTGGGTTTTTGGCTATAGGATCTAGGATCGCGGGAATACTGTCATTTTCACACCGCCACGCGAACCCACCCCCCTGGCCACTCAAAAAATAAACACGCGCCCCTCGATCCGCGACGCACAAGCCGCCATCAGAATAACACGCCTCGCGGCCCGCGGCCCTCAATTACGCACCTTCCCATAAAATAAGCCAGTCTCGAAACTAACGCGTCAAATATCTCGAACTTTTAAACGCGGTGCGTGGTTAACATAATGTACCTTATCGGACCCAACTTGGCTCAAAAAAATGTATATATAATAGAGGGCGCCTTGCGTCATGAACCTCGAATTTTGGTTCGTGGGGCCAGAATGACACCACCTATCGGC